TCAGGAGCATAATCGCCAAAAGGATTTATTCTGTCAATAGTACACTCGCCATAAGGAGCATTTTCGTCATAGCCATTATTTAATGCCCACACTTTAAACGCCTGATACGAGTCCCATTTTTCGCACACTCTTACACCTAATGCTCCGTAATACTTATATGACCTATCTTTAGGGTTATTACAACGTTGTCGCATTGATGTCCATACTTTGTACAAACGCTCTATGTTTGCGTGATTGCCTGACGCACCATGCTTCTTTCTTGCAGCGGATACTTGGTCACGACATAAGCAACCACAACTTCTTGTATGCCCTGACTTTAAGTCTCTACTTGACACATTTACAGTATTGCCACATTCACAACGGCATAACCATAGTATATGTCTATCTTTAGTTCTACCATTTTCACACAAGACTGTTAATCGGTTGAACACTTTCCCTGTTAAATCATTCATGTTTTTTCATCTCCCAAGTCCATTCTTGTACCACAGTGAGGACAAAAATTACTTTTCTTTTCCTGTTCTTTTTGACACTCTGAGCACCAGTAGTATAAACACGTACCACTTGGTATGCTATCGTGCATTTTAGCCCATTCGTATATATCAATCCACCGCCCATGACTCACAGGCTGAACGTCTGCGACTGGCACTCTCTTGATATGTTCAAACGCCTCTGCAATAGCCGTATCATATCCGCTATCCCAATCATTCTTGGCTCTGAATCTGCTTTTTAATGACCTCATTTTGTCAATAGCATCTTCTCTACTTATATACTCATTCATTTGAAACACCGTCCTTTAAGTCCATTCTTGCTCCGCAGTCAGGGCAAAATACTGTAGAGTATTTCAAATTACCTTTTCCGCACTCTGAGCATATACATTCTTCTTTGTTGCCGTCCCATATCCATTGTCCGTATCTCACAGGCTGTACATCTGCGGCTCTTATATTATCAATATCACAACAAATTTGATTAAGCACTTTTTTAAATATTTCAATCTGTTTAAGTGTCTCAACATTTCCCTTGCTCAATATTCTTACATAATCAAGACACTCTATTTTTTCTTTTATTTTCTGCTTGACTTCATCTCTATAAATGCAATCAAACATTATCATCACTCCTTAAAAAATACCTCTTTCTAAATAACGACATATAGGCAAATTCTCGCTTTAAAAATCACATATGAGATATATTGATGGTTCTTTTACAATATGAATTTCATTACCTGTATATTTATGACGATAAACATAAAATTCATTTGTTTCAGTATCGTATAAATAATCTTTTGGTATAGTAGGTGATTTTTCAACAATATCATAAAGAATACTTATATTTGCAAGAAACTCAGGATTGTCAGTTAATACAGTTGATAACTTGTCATATTCATCTTTGGTGCATATTATTTTAGCCATCTATACCATCTCCTATAGAATTATTCTTTTATCTTATGAAAATAAAAAGTACCATTGTGACATCCGCATCCTCTGTCAGGTCTATGTGAATCGACAGTATATACTAACCATTCTTTATATGATGGTTGATTGCCTTCATATCCGTACCCTCTTAACCATTCACGATACCGTTCAAATGCCTTTAACGCAATAGTATCATCCTTTTCAAACCAAATATCAATCCATTTTAATCCCCATTTTTCTACCTGATGTTTTGTATCTTCAATTAATCTCTGATACATTTCTTCTTCATCAATACAATATCTATGGGGACATACCACACACATTGTTTCTTCATCGCATTTTGCCATCCTCTATCCTCCTTAATTAAACATTATGTGAATGATGATTTGCACCTTATTCCCATTCAATATTTTCTAAGTCCTGTAAGGTTCGGTATATGAGTGAATAAATTTCCTCTGTCTCGTTCACTTTTTTTACTTCATCTTGAATAATGTATAAACCAACGTCATCCCACATACCATATTTATGTAAGAATACATCTAATGCGTTAAGAATTATTATATCATTAGTTACTATTGATACATCCTGCATAAATGTAGATTTATTTTCAAATTGGTCACGCACCCATTCAAGTTTTTCGTTTGGCAATGCATGGCTGCAAGGGTAATATATTATTTTTTTAAATGACTCTGCGTCTAAAACATCTGCATCTCCAAAGAAAATATTTATTCCGTTTGGAAATTTTATACTCATTGTGTTATCTCCTTATATTTTTCATAAAGATTATCTATCTCATTATAAAGATACTCTATATTCTTATTATCAATTTCCCTTAAAAGCATAGTGAATGACACTTTGTTTTCTGTAAACCAGCTTTGTGTGGTTTTGAACAGACACATAGCATCCCATATCCATCTGTCTTTGGTTCTTTCTACTCCAATTGAATAAGCGATTACATTGCACATATCCTGTGCCGTTGCTTGTGAAATGCGACCTTCACGTTTGTATTGAGATATTAGTCTATACATAGAATCCTTGGTAACATAGCCATCAATCTCGTCAATAGGAACTGGTTCACGATTCATAATCAAACTCCCCCATTACTTTATCTATTAAATTCTGACCATCATATACGTTACCTATAACTTTTAATTTTTTGTATTTGGAATCAAGAAAAGAATATAGGAACTCTACCTTATTAATAGTTATTCGCCAAACCATAAAAGAGGAATGTTCTGAAAACCATTGAACAACTACGTATTCCCCTGTATCAACATCTTGAAGAATGTCGTTCTCGAATATATAATTTTCTTCACAATCAAGTTTGCCTGTCCACATTCCTATTGTCTTATAGTCAACTTCAATCCCACTAATTCCATCGGTATTTCTCATTTCAGCAGAAAGTTTCGGAAAGCGTTCATCGTATGACTTTGTTATAAGACCATATACCCAATCACCGTTCTTATAATTGGCTCTATATTCTCTATCAAAGTCACGGTTTATAGCTTTCGCTCTGAATAATATTTCGTCCATTGCTCTATAAAGATTACCTCTCATTAGCTGTTCTCCTGTAATAATTCTGGATTGTCATAAACATTACCTATGACCTCTAATTGATAATTAGCGTTAAGCATCCCAAGTGTATCAAAATCTATATCCCCACAAATTGTACTGCAAAGATACATTGCAAATTTATAATAGATACACACTCGACCTATTTCATCACCGTGGTAATTTACTTGTAAAATGTCATTTTCAAAAATCTTAGTGCCATTTTTATCAGTCAATCCTGTATACTGTCCTATAGTGTTTGTGTCTACAAAGATTCCCCTTATGCTTTCATTAGAGTTCATTAATCCGTATACCCAATCTCCATTTCGATACGATAGATTATGTCCTCTATAGTTGTCTGGTAATTTAACTTTACCTCTAAATAATATCTCTCTGCTCATAGTTCACCTCCCAACCATTCACCATCTCTTGACCATTCTCTTGCATCAACTATATCCTTATTATCAAAAATGTTGCCTATGATTTCAAGACCACATTCGCAATCCCATTCGTCAAGAGTGTCACAGCAATCATATTTTAAGCCATTTAATAAGTCACACCAAAATGACGAGTCTTGCCCATAAATGGCAGCCACGCCCATAGGCTTTCCACTATGATAAGATTTAATTATATCTCCCTCGAATATCTTATTCCCGTTCCAATCAGTCAAGCCAGTATACAAAATAATCTGGTGCTTCTACGCCGTCATACCAACTGTATTCAACAAGTCTAAAATCATCAGGATAACATCTTAATTGATAATCGAATAATTCATTAAATAACTTTTCGTATTTGCTATATTCAGATGCGGACAAAGTTCTTACCTTGCCCCAATCACCTTCTGCATCGTTACTACAAGGCAAATTATAGTCAATGAAAAATTCTTTGGTTGGAGCAATTTCAAATGGAGCTTTGAGTAAATCCTCTATGTCCCATCTGTTATCGACCTTTAAAAGTCTGCAAGCTAATTCTTCGCCAATCTTAAATCTGACGGCTTTTCTATGACAACACTCGCTCATTAAGATTCCTCCTCGTCAATTTTAATTTTAAATAATTCTTTGCCAGTGCCATCAAACGAAAGTCTTTTATCCATAAACTCTTGGCAATCACGATAGCCTTTAATATAAGCCTGACATTCCTTTTCGTTATAACCATACTTTATACAAAGCTCTTTACATAATACTCTTGTCATATAAGCTTTAAATTTACTATCCACAATAAGAACTCCTATCTATTGCATTACAATAATCAAGTAGAACCCTTTTATCTTCTTCTGGAATACCATCATCAAGAATAACCATATCTGCCCTTTTGCCACGAGCATTAGGCTGATAATATTTAACTTCAAACACGCTACCATTTTCAAACTCAACACAAAAATAAGTGCGGTTGGTTAAGATTTTATAGTCGCAATCCTGAGTATCTTCAAGGATATAAAGAATCTCTTTTGTAATATAAAGAATATCTTCAATAGGTCTTTTAGAAGCTATAACCATAGTTACCTTTGCATCTGAACTTCCTATGCAGTTTATAATCCCTGACAATATGCTGGCTTTATCATTAGTCGCTGTAATAAACATTAAGTCACCTCACTCCTTTTGAGCCATTTTCTCAAACCCTTATGCCACTTTCTACGCTCCATAAATTTAGCTTTGTATATCGGCATAAAGAACTTGCGTATCTCACCATTGTCTTTGTTGAATATTGAATAACCCCAATGAAACTCATACCTACCAAATGATTCTCGATAAGCACCATAGGCGTATTCAAATGAGTAGTTGCAATGTTTGCAATCAACGTATTCCTCGACTACACCAATTCCGTAATCAGAATAGTGAATGTAATCTATGTCGTGAGTACCGCAAATTGGACAGCTTGTTATACTCATTTTTTCTCGCTCCTTTATTCGTCATATTCAAGACCAAAGTCTCTTGCTCTTTTAATATATGCTTCTCTTGCTACCCAATTTGTGTATTCTTCTGCACAGCTAATACAATTATGAAGGGGAAATTCCATCAGGTCATGCAAGTTTTTAATAGAATCATAATATTCTTTAACCTGTTCTTCGTGGCGTTTGTTAATTTCAGATATGAGCTGTTCGTAAGTAGGAAATATCATATCTTCAAATGCCCTAAACTCTCCGTACTCAGACTCAATTTCATCTTCGTTTTCAATTGCTCCTATGATTCTATCTACGCCCCTAAATACATATACATACTTGTTCACTTCTTTTACAAAACGAACTTCTCCTGTAGGTTCGCCTCGGAAGAATCCGAAATCCCACCCATTCGCACTTTGAAAATAATATACATTGCCAATCTGAGGTATCATACTGTTACTCCTTTATCTTTTTGTAAATATATAAATAGAACACATTATCAATTACATTTCCCACAAAGGCAAGCACAAACAATAATCGTAAATCGAAATCAAATACTATCGCAACACCAGCACCAACTAATGTTGCAATAGAGCAAACCATATTTGAATTGTTATCATACTGTTCTCGTTCTTTTTCAGTAGGATTTACTTTTGCTCTCATTTTTGTACTTGCACAGCATAGGTTTCTTGTAATCACCGAGAAGATAATGATGTTTAAAAGAAAATAAAAGCTCAAATCATTTCTTATCAGCACATCAGTAAAAAGAATTATGTCTGCTATAATTTCAGCACACAAAAACAATCTATAATGCTCAAATAATCTATCACTATGTTTGTTCCATAACCTACAAAATATAATTGTGCCGAGGCAAGCAAGTATCTGTTCAATTCCTATATACGAATGTGGAACTACCTTAATTGTCTCAGCATAAATGTACGGATATGATACGGAATAAAATAAAGTGGATAGGAAATTAGCTAAGAGCATTAAGTTGGACAGACGTTTATTCATTCCTCATTTTTAATCAGGAAGTCAGGACTAACAGCCTTAAAACTCTGCTTGCCATCGAGTGAACGAAGTACAATTCCTTCACGCAAAGTATCATATAATTCTGATTTACCAGTAGCATAGGTAAGAACTTCATTAACTGTCATTCCCTTTAAAGATACTGATTCATCTATAATTGGTACAAACTTTAACCCCTTGTCTGACATAAGAGCTTTGGCTTCAATGCTATTCATTCTTCCATTTGGGAAAATAACATTGAATACATAAAGGTCTGGTTCGTCAACATGGTATTTGTTCTTCTGTACATTAGGGGCGATACACTCACCTTGTATGCAAACCCATTCATTCTCTCCTATAAGAGAAAGAAGAACGTCCTTAATATTATATTTATTTGCCACTGTCCAATAAGATGAACTATCTTCGGTGTAGAGTCTTAAATTGCGTGAACATACAGCAAAATCATATTTATCCTTGTTCCAAAAATGCTTTCCCTTTATACGCTGTAAGGTGAAAGTACCTGACTGACCATCTACTTTCTCAGTAGCAATCCAGTTGCAATCCATATCCAAATAGAATGGTGCGTTCTGGATTCTTGTTTCATCAGTCTTACTTACAAAGGTGGGAAACCCCTTATACTGCTTCTTGGGAAGAACAAGTTTTCTAAACCACTTCCAACGCATTAAAAACTCAGGATAATGCTTTACAGGCTGTGTCTCTTTATGAGAAATTTCTTTATCCATTGTAGGTTCATACTGTGTAATTCCTATAAGCTCAGTAACATCTTCTCCTGTTGTATATTCTTTAACTGGAAGAATTGAAAGTGGAAAAGCAATACCCTGACTAAGAACTCCACCCATTTTCATTGTGCGAATACGGAACTTATTCTTTCTAAGAAATTCAAACTCAGGCTTTTCGGGAAATACTGAATCAATCTCACAGAAAACAACGCAGTCACCAACTTCAAATTCGTCTTTCTTGACAATAACTTGCCAGCCAAGAATACCAGCAAGAACAATTCTATCTTTACCCTCAATAGGTTTAATCCATTCTACTCTTTCGATATGTGCCAAACTTCTGCTCATTATACTAATCTCTCCTTTTATCTTTGTCCATTTACAGCCAACTTCCTCATAGGAATATAATCAAATATTCTTATATTAAAACTACCAAATCTATCAGCACTATTATCAATGTTACAATAAGCAACAACAGGATATTCATTTTCAAGAGGTTCGGTTTCAAATTTATTATTCTTTGAATAACTCCAAATATCTTCCAGTTCGTTGCCATCGTCATCGCACTCCAAACAGAACCCAAAGAAATTCTCCCATTCTTCTGGACACTCAAAGCAATCTCTCGTATCTTCTACAAAAGATATGTAATCATTACGTTTATTTAGCTTAATAAAGTTATTCATTTTTTATCCTCTTAGTCCCAATTATTATTTCTTACAATCTCGAACATTTCGTCAATGGTTTTATCACCAATGGGAATACGTTTGTATTTTGGTGTCAGACTATTCTTACCGAAAGTGCCATCAACCATATCAATATAGAATGTAAACGAACCGTCATCACCCATATAGAACGTTTCCCATTCTTCTTCTGACATTAATCTCTTGACATCAAGTTGCTTGATGGCGAGGTTGTCAAAAGAAACACACTTGAATCTCTGTGTGAGTTCATCAAGATGATTATACAGCCAAGCCTGATTTGCCTTTAGTTCATTCTCATTGTCCAGATAATAGCTAACTCCACGTTCCATATATTTATATCCAAGAATAAGAATTTTCAAATCATTATCAGCCAGCTTCTCTGCTTGTATCTGTGTAAGAACACCATTAATAGTATGAATTACCGCATTAGGAAAGTGTTTAACCTTAGTGATAAAGTTGTCAGTAGGATTATTAAGACTAATACCAAGACCGTGAATCAGATTGCTTTCAACAATATCACAAATAAAATTATAATATCTCTCAAAGTGCATCTGATTCACTGTAAGATTGGCAATTATTTTCTTTTCCTTTAGCTTTAAAAGAAATGGTACAAGTAAGGGATGTGAAAGGTCGTTGCCGTTTAAGGCAAGTTCGGTGTATGGATGAAGTGATTCAATAAGATTTGGATAGTCAAACAACTGACCGTGTTTGCCATTTGCTGTACAACCTTCATAACACATCGGGCAACCACCATCGCAATGGTCTGTAATTTTTACATCACAATTTTCGGCATACAGAGGACGAAATTCATCATCCTCTGTTCTTCTTATCTTTGTGCCATCGTCTAATATTGTTGTAGTAATATTGCCATTTTTATATCTGCCTAATATACGCATTACATCCTCCTTAATCGTGTCCGTAATATCCAAAAGCAACAACTGTTTCACCTGATTTGGTAGTGTATTCATCTTTAAAAGTTTCATGGTCTATATATTCATAGTCATTAAAAAACTCGTCCCAAGTTAAAAATCTGTGATAGCAGTCACTATAAAACTCATTCTCCTTATCACTTATATAAAGACTATATGCTTGGTCATACGACTCACACTCTCTTGCTTTGAGAATTGAATCATTTGCTTTAACAAATTTTGTATTCCAACGGTCATAGTATACATCTCCGTTACGCCACTTGTTGTATTCATCACTATTGCACATAACTATCGAATGTACGCTTGAAGAATTGGTTTCAAAAATACCTCTGCGAATTGTTTCTTTCATTGTCAAATCCTCCTATTAGTTTCCTTTTATAAAATAATCAAAATTGTTTTCATCGTGATACGGATTTGATTTTGATTCCCATTCATTCTTTTCGTGGTTAAAACAACTTTTATTTTCTATTGCTTGATAACAGGTATCATAACGTGCATCATCGTTATCATTGCCTGTATATACAACACTATCATCATTAAATAGACACCTGAGAAGTAAATCCTCATCTTCAAGTACGGCATTTACAAAATCAATTGTTTCTCCTGAGTGGTCAATTCCCCACCAACGAAAAGCCCTTTCTATTGGCTGAAATGTGTAATTAATTTCATACTTGTCAAGAATTGATTTCAGTTTATCGAGAAGTTCCTCGGAATTGCTCTGACACATAATAGCAGTATAAAGATAATCCGCTACATCAACGCTTTCATTTTCCCATCCATAGTCTCCAAGATAAAATGAAATTTTCTTTCCCTTAACAGCACCAACTGGTTTCTTTGATATACATATTGAATGTACACTTGAACTATTAGTTTCAAATGTTCCTTTACGAATAGCCGTTTTGCTCATATTTACGCTCCTTAAATATTAAACTTTAGTGACCGCATTGTTCATACGGTCACTATTTCATTTGTCTTACAGACTATTAGCCAGTGCGGTAAGTTCCTCCACACTCATATTCTCGTAAGACTGATTCTGCTTCTTTGCAAGAATATCAAGAATCATCTGCTTCTTAGCTGAGTTCTCCTTGGCAACAGACATCTGCTCTGCTTCTGCTTTCTTTGTTTCTACGATATACTTAATAATCTCCTGCTTGAACTCGATTTCCTCTCTCTGCTTAGAGTTAGTGGAGAGCAGAGACTTCTTAGGCAGACCTTCAAGCTCTGTTTCAAGATTACCATAAATGGTGTCAAGGTTAGTAAGGGACAAGTCCCAAAGTTCCTCTACTCCGATACTACCCTTAAAAGCAAAACGTGTCTTTTCTCTTACTGCTCTTTCAAAAATATTCATAATTAGTTTTCCTCCTTAAAAAATAATCTTTAATGTTCTCTCGGTCTTACCCTTGACCTTAACGATAATTGAGTTACGCTTAGTAGAACTAAATCCGATACCACTAAGCTGGTCATCAGCATTGGTGACAGCAAGCTTAGAACCAAGAGCCTCCATAACTCTCTTATGTTTGTCAAGTTCATTATTAAGAAACTCGTTATAGAAGCCATTAGGTGTCTCAGGATTTACACAATCCTTTAACATAAAGAAATAATGCTTATTGCCTATACCCTTCTGCTCGTCCCAATAATTAGGTGAATACATAATCACTGATACAGGCACAAACTGATTGGTATTCAGTCCCCAAACTTCTCTGCTTGAAACATTATTCTCGGAGAGCAAAGGCTTAATCGTAAACTGACCGTTCTTTAATGTTACTTCTGCAACAACTACCTTTTCGCTACGTCTCATAGAGTTAGAATAATCAAACGAATATATCTGACCATCAAATTCAATCTCTGCTCTGAAACCATTCTTTGAGCTGCCACTAAACTGATGAACGTAGAACTTATAAACACCGTCCTTCATATTCTCCCTGTTAGCCCAAGTTATATTCTCAACAGCAACCCTACCATCGGGATGAATTATGTCTACGTCAAGTTCGCCGTGAGTAACACTTCGTTTATGACCGTAATAGATTTCATCACCATTGATTGGTGTTATGCAATGAGCATCAAGGTCACAGTTGTCATTTCCGTCCTCATTCCACTGAATAGAGAATCTTAAATCACCAGTAACGCTACCACCAGCAGCCTTAACTCTTTCCTTCATTGAATCTGTTACGTTACCAGCGTAAGCCCAACAGAAATTGTTGTCCCACTTGAACATTGTTTTACTGTCCTTGTTCTCAGGAGCAATAAGACTTACCATATTAGAGGCGAGTTTGTTCTCGAACAGAACTTCAATCTCCTGTGCAGTAGGGAGAACGTTCTCAATAAAGTTCTCAATATTGATTTCTTCAACTTTGTTGAACTTCTTGGGATTAATAGCCACGCTTGCAGCCATTTCGTCAAATATATCTGCCCCAGAAATACGCTTTGCAGAATCCTTATTAGAGAAAAGAATATTGTTTACAGTAATGTCATCAAGAGTTGCGTATCTTCTCTTTAACGAATCCATATAACCGAGGTCTGAAATAGTTTTCTTAGCATCTTCAAGCATACGCTTTGTAAAGATAGCCTTTGGTCGCTTATAATTTGCAGGAGCTACAATAGCTTCATAGCTTTTTACTGCTCTATCGAGGTCAACTCCCTCGGAAATGTCTGTCAGAAGTGTACCAATAGAATGATTTCTTATTTTGCCGATAGCTATACCAGCTTCACTCGCATACTCCCAAGCAAAGATTTCTTTCTGCTCATCGGTAAGCTGATTGTATTTTACCTGATAACTTGCAAACCTTTCAAGAACTCCCTTATGTTCCTCGCCACGGTAAAGAGAACCCTGTGCGATAAGTTCAAGAACGACATTAACAGCTTCTTCTGTTATCTCGTCAAGTGAACGCTTGAATACGTTTCTTGTATCACGAAATAGTCCCTGTCTTGTTTCTTTAGAATCCCCATTTGTAATTACAAACTTATTAGGAATGTCTGCATAGAAATGTTCCCAAGTGCGAAGCTGACCATCGGAGAGTTCTCTGTTGTACTCTGTTCCAATACGTCTTTCTTTTGTACAAAACGCATCTCTGATAGCACACTCATGAACATATTCTCTCATTGCCTTAATTGAAGGTTCATATGTGTCATCACCCTCAATATCAAAGTCCCAAAGAGAAATAATCTTACCATCCTTGATTGCTACCACATTACCCATTGTCTTAATAAAGTGGCGACAACAAGAACAATCATGTTCTCTACGTTCTCTGAATATCTTGTTCTTCTCAGGTGGGAAACTTTCAAGGTATAAATCCCAGAGCTTATCCTTGTCAAGACTTACCTCAAAAAGTTCTGTTGAATCCTTTGTCATCTCCGCAAAGTGTTCAAGCATTTTTGTTCTCATTTCAACGAATGTCATTTTATATTTTCCTCCTTAAAATTATTCACTTAATGAATTAAGCCAATCGGCACATTTCTGAGCGATTTCCTTTGTACTAAAATAAACTAATGGTTCACGCATAGAACACAAACCGTCAGCCATATATTCGTTATCATAAGCATTATAATAAACATAATATTTTTTTGTCTTATCGCTCCAATCAGGCTTATAATCTAAATCGTAGCAATATTTAAACGCTAATAATTTATCATTGAAGTCTTTTATCTTCTTTGCCTGTTTTGCAAGTTCTTCTGTGAGATAGTTTGAACATGGATTGAGCCTTTCCTCAAACGCATCCATTTCAGAAGCAATTTCAGAAACAGGAACCCAATCAATATCACCATTCCAATCAATATAATAGTGTTTATCTTTATCATAATCATCCTTGTACTTAGTAAGCACATCTTTTTCGTTACTGCTATTGGCTTTAACTTCATTGAGTAACGCATTAGCCTCTGCGATAAGTTGTTCTGCCTTCTGAATCTTTTCGTTGTTGTTCATTAAAAATTCCTCCATAAAATAGTTTTGGTCAGCATCGCAAGTCATTATCTTGTTCTGCCGTTATGCCCCGACAATCGGGGCGAAGGAGGTCAACTATACACAAGGCATAGTGT